ATGATAGAATACAAGCTTTCTCTTGCGTCGTCCGGCGCGGTAAAAGCACCGGGTTATGAGGATATGCTGCGGTTTGGCTACAACAAGAACTGCGGTGTTTATCGGCTGAGGGTGACTGCCGCCGACGAGTGGAAGGGGATGAAGCTCCGGGTGTTCTGGCATACGCCGGAGGGTGACCCGCCTGCATCACTGGTAGAGAACAGTGTGGTGGAGGTGCCTGCCTTCGTCACGGCTGTGTCCGGCGAGGGCTGCATCACCTTCGAAGGCTCCGACGGCACCCGGACCATCACCAGCGCCGATATGCGTTACCGCGTGGCGGCAAATTCCGGCACCGAAGACGGTACTATGCCGCCGCTGGGTACGCCTGCGTGGCAGCAGCTGGTGGGCCGGGTGGAAGAAGTCGGTGCAGACGCCCGGAAAAGTGCCGAACAGGCCCGGAAGTCGATGAAACAGGCCGAAAGCGAAAAAAGCGCAGCGGCCGGTAGTGCTGCAGCGGCGGCGAAAAAACTGAAAGAGCTTCAGGATGGCATCGCTGCGGGAGATTTCAAGGGCGAAAAGGGTGATACAGGCGCGAGAGGTCCGCAGGGAAATACCGGACCTCAGGGGCCTAAAGGCGAAAAAGGCGACATCGGCTCGACAGGCCCCACTGGTGCAACAGGTCCACAAGGCCCAAAGGGCGAGACTGGCCCGCAGGGTCCGAAGGGCGACAAAGGCGACACCGGTCCACAGGGTCCTGTAGGCGCGACCGGCCCTCAGGGACCGAAAGGCGAGACAGGCCCGGCGGGCAAAGAAACGAAGGTGGATTCCACCCTCAAAGTCTCCGGCGCGGCGGCCGACGCCAAAGCCACCGGCGACGCGCTGGCGGGTAAAGCTGCCGCTAGCCATACCCACAACTACGCTGGTTCGTCCAGCGCGGGCGGTGCGGCAAACTCAGCCAACAAACTGAACAAGAACGCGGGTTCTGCTACGCAGGGAGTATACTTCAAGGATGGTGTGCCGGTCGCTATGACCTGCACGCTGGGCAAGAGTGTGCCTGCGGATGCAAAGTTCACGGACACCAACACCTGGCGCGGGGTGCAGGACAACCTGACCAGCACGGCCACCGACCAGAGTCTGAGCGCAAATCAGGGCAAGGTGCTGAAAGGCCTCGTGGACGGCAAGGCGGCGTCCAGCCACACCCACGATGACCGGTATTACACCGAAAGCGAGATGAATACCAAACTCAACGGCAAAGCCAACAGTTCCCACACCCACAACTATGCCGGGTCTTCGAGTGCGGGCGGCACGGCCAACTCGGTCAATGGCCTGACTTTCGCCGCCCAGACCACCGACCCGGGCGCAGGAAGCAGCCTTGCCACCAACAAGGTGCTCATCGTATATCAGTAAGGAGGTGAAACTTCAAAATGGCAAAAGCAGTTTATGTGGGAGTCGGAAGCAAAGCCCACAAGATGAAGAAAGCCTACATCGGCATCGGCGGTAAGGCCCGCAAGGTTAAGAAGATGTACATCGGTGTCGGAGGCAAGGCGAGGCTGTGCTACAGTGCAGAGCTGGAAAAGGTCGGGATGGCTACGGCGCTGAGCACTACACGGTATGATATGCGGGCCGCGACCGTCGGCAAATACGCTTTGTTTGCGGGTGGATATATCTCCAAGTCCTCTTTTGGCTACAGCGTCAGCAGTTCCGTGGATGCCTACAATACCTCCCTTACGAAGAGCACACCGACAGAGCTGAGCTACAAACGGTGCGGTCATGCGGCGGCATCTGTCGGCGGCTATGCGCTGTTTGCTGGCGGCGCATCGTCATATAATCTATTGGGCTTTTATGAAAATCTCGTGAGCGCTGTGGATGCATACGATGCCTCTCTGACCCGCAGTGCCGCCCACATAATAGGCGCCACAGTCGCGATCGGAGGTGCAGCCGTCGGAAACTACGCGCTGTTCGCAGGTGGGACGGTCTACAGTCAAATAAATAAAGATAACGTGACGAGCGATGTGCTGGCGTACGATCCCTCACTCACCTTCACGACAGCACCTTGGTTGAGTGTTGCACGAGCGAATGTGAAAGGCGCAAGCGCAGGCAATTACGCACTGTTCGCTGGCGGAAGAGCCGGTAGTTTTTGTACGACAGTGGACGCCTACAATGCTTCGCTCACCCGCACCACCGCGACCGCTCTGAGCAGCACGAAAAACAACAGCGCCGCTGCAACTGTCGGGAACCACGCAATATTTGTGGGCAACACTGCCTCCGCAGACATCTACGATGCCTCCCTCACCAAAACGTCTGCCGCCATCCTGAGCACGGCGCGGACGGGTCTGGCTGCGACGACGGTCGGAGACTACGCCATCTTTTCAGGAGGTGGAGTGGCAGATTTCTGCGACGCATCTCTGACCCGGAGCAGCATCGGCACCAGCATGACGGGCTATGACATGGGTGCTGCGACCATCGGGGACTACGCTTTGTTCGCAGGCGGGCATTCCGGTGAAAAGAGTGACACCGCTTACGATTCCGTCGAAGTCTACACCGCATAAAAGAAAAGGAGAAATCAAAATGGCACGATACAAAATTTACGACAACAAATCTGACGTCATCACCCCGGTGGGCGAGAAGCTTACCGCTGAGCAGTGGCTGGACCGTTACCAGTGGGGCCGCTACACCAAGATGATCGTGGGCGGCGGCATCATCAACGGCAGCGTCGCGCTGGTTTTCGACAATGAGGTGGAGCGTTACCGCAAGGCGGGCTGCGATTTCAGCAGCTGCACCACCGACGAGGACTATCTGGCCGCCATCGAGGCGTTCGAGGATAACCCGCCCATGGCAGACGCCGGCGTCTCCGACCAGACCCGCATTGCGGACGCTCTGGAAGACATGGTGGCGCTGAGCCTGCCGGACGCAGAATGAGAAAGGAGAACGAAGTTATGAGCAACAAGGAAAGACTGACCGAGCGCTGGACGCAGGGCCGTATCTCTGAGGCGATGCTGCGGGTGTATGTCCGCAAGGGCATTATCTCGAAGGCGGATTTCGAGGAGATCTGCGGGAAGAAGTATTAAAACTTCAAAATTTCAAAATGGAGGATGACGTATGGCCTTTGATATTTTGAAACTGACAAGCCTGATAATGGATGCGATTTGCAAGAAGGCCCGTGAGACCGTCCAGTCCGAAAATGAGGTGAGTTTCCAGATGGAGAGCGCTGCACGAGCGGCGACCGTAAAGAAGACCATCTTCAACATGATGGACGCGGCACGGTATCAGGGCAATATCGACTGGGACGCCGTGAAAGCGTCCGGGAAGGTGGACTGTGTCCTGCTCAAGACCGTATCCACCAACTCGAAGCTCAGCAAGCGGAAGGACGGCCTCTACATCGACCCGACCTTTGAGCGGAACTATGCCGAGTGCAAGCGGGTGGGCCTGCCGGTGGGGGTCTACTATTACACATACGCTACCACGAAGGCCATGGCGGATGCGGAGCTGGCTGTGCTGAAAACTGCGCTGGCAGGGAAGACCTTTGAAATGCCTGTCTGTGTGGATGTGGAAGACAACAAGCTCGTCAAGCTGAACAAGGGCAGTCTGACCGCTCTCGTGGACTACGAGCTGAGGACGCTGGAAAGCTGGAGCGTCTACGCACTGCTTTATACGGGACTCAATTTCAGCCTGACCCGTCTCAACATGGCAAAGCTCAAAGCCTATGACGTCTGGGTGGCGGCCTACCGCAAGAGCATGAAAAAGCCCGCGACCAGCTACAAGTACGGCATCTGGCAGTATACGGACGAGGCCCGCATCCCGGGTGTACGCACGAATGCTGACATGAGCTATGCGTACAAGGATTATCCGGCCATTATCGAGCGGGCGGGACTGAGCCGGGTGAAGGGGGCGTGAAGCTGACGGAGACGTTTATTCTGGAACACGTCGGCGATCTGGCGTTCACGCTTCTGGGTGCGGCCGTGGGCTTTTTGTGGAAGAAGCTCATGGACATGGTGAAGGAGCAGAAGTATCTGCACGACGGCGTCCTTGCCATGCTGCACGATCGGCTCTACCTGATTTGCACACATTATATCAAAATGGGATACATCGACACGGACGGTCTGGACAATGTGGGCATCATCTACCAGGCCTACCACGGACTGAAGGGGAACGGGACGGGAACGAACCTGTACAAGAGGGTCTGTGCTCTTCCCATCAAGGAGGGGGACGAGCCGCGGCTCGAGCTCCCTTAAAATTCAAAATGGAGGCTGCAATGAGCAAGTTCAAAGATATTTCTCTGGCGACCATCGTGCGGACGCTGTGTCTGGCGTTTGCACTGTTCAATCAGGTGCTGAGCGCCTGCGGGCATCCGATGATCCCGCTGGACAACGCGCAGATGGAGCAGTTCCTGACCAGCGTTATCACGGTCATCGCGGCACTGGTGAGCTGGTGGAAGAACAACTCGTTTACGAAAGAAGCCATTGAGGCGGACAAGGTATACGACAAGCTGGTGGCGAGCAGGAAGCGCGGAGACTGATATTTTTTGTCGTGACACGGCAGAACAAAGCATTGATATTTTACAGTGTGCATCGAGGGTCGTTCGTTCCGCCGTGACGAATACAGCACACGAGGGAAGCTGAGCCGGCTTGGCATCAAAATGGAGTCCTGACTGTGTGCGGGAAAAGTCTCATTGATATTTTTGCCCGGGTGGGCGAGGATTTCAGGGACTTTTCTTTTTTGAATTCTATCGCAAGGCATAGTGGCGGACTGAACTGACCGGCATATCTGCGATACGCAATCCAACGATGTTGCCTTTTACGTTGAAAAAGTTGGATTGCATGTATTCTAGATTAGAAGGAATTTTTCAAAACGACCCATTACTCATGCCTGAAACGAGAAAAAGCAGGACGCACACGCCCATTTTTGCCTGTAATATCCTTTTGCAAAGACTTTTATAAAGAAAAGAGGTTTACGGCATGAAAGAAGTTCCGGTATGGGAGAAAACGACCCTTACATTGGAAGAAGCCGCGGCTTATACGGGAATAGGCGAGAACCGGCTGCGGGACATCACCAACGACGAGCAGAACCTTGTGCTCTGGGTGGGAACCAAACGGCTCATCAAGCGCAGGGCGCTGGAGAAGTACATCGACCGGACCTATTCCGTGTGAGATGGCTGGCATCCGGGGCTTTGGTGTGGTATACTCGGGGTGTCACATCAGAGCTTCTTATAATGTAAGGAGTTCTACTATGAAACGAAGAAAAGACAACAATGGAAGAGTGCTGAAGGAAGGGGAGAGCCAGAGGAAGGACGGGAGGTATCAGTACAGGTGGACGGATCGGCGAGGCGAAAGGCACATCCTTTATGCGATGGACCTGAAAACCCTGCGGGACAAAGAGGACGAAGTGGAGGAGATGCGGCGCAGCGGCATCAATGTGCTTTCCGCTAACATGACGGTACTGGAACTGATGTTGAAATTTGCGGAGATACGAAAGCTATCTATAAGGAAAAACACGAGGGCGAACGCCAAGTGTATCATCTCGGTTCTCAAGGAGTACCCAATCGCGGACAGAGATATTTCGTCCGTTACCAGGAGCGAAGGAAAGATGTTTGTAATAGGCCTGTACGAAGACGGCTATGCTTACGGCACAATAGAGAATTTCAAGGTCGCACTGCTTCAGGCGTTTGGGTCTGCCTGTGAGGACAAGCTTATCGCTGAAAATCCTTTCCGATTCACGCTATCCAAGGTGATCCCAAAAGAAGAAAAAGAAAAAGCGATCCTGACGGAGGAACAATACGAAAGACTGATCAACTTTTGCCGCGAAAACAGAAGATTGACAAAGCATCTCGATGAGGTAATAATATTACATGAGACCGGGCTGCGCGTAAGTGAATTCTGCGGGTTGACCGTGGATGACGTGGATTTCGAGAGAAATGTTGTGCGAGTGGAGCATCAGTTGCTCTATTACGCCGGGAAATTATTCATTGAAGACCCCAAAACAAAGCAGGGGGTGCGAACGATCCCAATGTCTGCGAAGGCAAAAGAAGCTTTCGAGCATATGATCGCGATTCGACCTCGGCTGGATAAGGAACCGGTTGTGGATGGGTACAGCGGATTTTTTCAGATAACGCCATACGGCAAGCCAAGGCGAACACCGAGTGTCGAAGCCAACCTGAAAAAAATCATAATGAAATACAATGAGTCTCATCCTCAGGATACCTTACCGCTCATCACCCCGCATTCACTCCGACATATGTTTTGTACCAGACTTGTGCTATCAGGAATGAACCTGAAAGCCATACAGTATATTATGGGGCATAAGAAGATGGAGATGACCCTTGAACTCTACAGTCACATGAACGAGAAAAACGCTATCAAAGCGTTTCGGCACTATATGGCTTCTGACACCAATTTTGACACCAATTCCTATAAAAATATGTAGAGTTATAAGGAAATACGTGGATGCAGGAAATGGAGGAAGAAAAACCGACAACATGAAAAATGACTGTATTTCGTCGTAAAATACGATGGGTTGGTATTTTTTGAGGCATCTTGAAGATGCTGTATTTTTGTGAAAAAGGGTAGTAAAATTATGGAAACAAGTTATTTAAAAACGCTGGAACTGGACAAGATCATTGCCCGGGCGGCGGAGGGATGTGTGTGCAAAGAGTCCCGCGAAAAGCTCCTTGCCATCGAGCCTCAGTGCGACCCCGATGAAGTGCGGTATGCGCTGGAACAGACCGATGCCATCAATTCACTGCTCATCAAGAATGGCTCGCCCCGCTTCGGTGGAGTAGAGGGCGTCAGTCAGCTGGCCGCCCGCGCCGTCAAGGGCGGTGTCCTTTCAATGGGTGAACTGCTGATGGTGGCCGGTGCGCTTCGCAACTTTCAGAACCTCGTCAGCTGGTATGGCTCTTCGGAACACGATGCACTTCCGACGGACGACTTATTCTATGCGCTGGCTCCTCAGCCGGGCCTTGAGCAGCAAATTTCGAGTGCCATCCTTGCACCGGATGCGATGGCAGATACGGCATCGCACACCCTGAACGACCTGCGCAAGAAGATTCGTGCGACTGAAAACAGCATCCGTGACCGTCTGGAAAGCATGGTTCGGAATATGGACACCTCCAAGTACTTACAGGAGAGCGTCGTCTCCATCCGAAATGGCCGGTATGTCGTTCCTGTCAAAAGCGAGTATCGCGGAGAGGTGAGCGGTATCATCCATGACGTCTCGTCTACCGGTGCGACCGTCTTCGTCGAGCCTCAGGCTGTTGTGGAGGCAAACGCACGCATTCTTCAGTACCGCGCACAGGAAGCCCAGGAGATCGAGCGTATCCTGGTAGCATTTACCGGTCAGGTCGCAGCCATTGAGCCGCAGTTCCAGTACAGCTATAAGGCCATGCTGGAAATCGACGTCCTGCTTGCAAAAGCCCGCCTTGCACTGGATATGAAGGCGTTCAAACCCACTGTCCGGACGGATACGTCGTTCTCGCTCATCCGGGCGCGTCATCCGCTCATCGACGCAAAGAAGTGCGTTCCTGTTGATATTTCGCTGGGCAGGGAATATGATTCGCTCATCATCACTGGCCCCAACACCGGCGGTAAGACCGTCACTCTGAAAACGGCCGGTCTGCTTTGCGCGATGGCACAGTGCGGCTTCCTCATCCCGGCGGATGAGCGCAGTGAGATCTGTGTCTTCGACGAATTCCTCGTGGACATCGGCGATGAGCAGAGCATCGAGCAGAGCCTGTCCACCTTTTCCGGTCATATGAAGAAGATCACCGGCATCCTTGAGCTTGCCATGCCCCACACGCTGGTGCTTCTGGACGAGCTTGGTGCCGGTACCGACCCGGCGGAGGGTGCGGCACTGGCTGTTGCCATCATCGAAGAGCTGCGCCGCCGCGGTGTGCTCCTGATGGCCACAACGCACTATGCAGAATTGAAGGTGTTCGCTCTCGAGACAAAGGGCGTCGTCAACGCCAGCTGCGAGTTCGATTTGGAGACGCTGCGCCCCACCTATAAGCTCAGCGTCGGCGTTCCGGGCAAATCCAACGCTTTCCTTATCAGCGAAAAGCTCGGCATTCCGGAGCGGGTCATTGAGGCTGCACAGCAGCATCTGTCCGCAGAAGACAAGCGTCTGGACGCCGTTCTGGGCCAGCTGGATGATTTGAAGCTCCAGCTCAAAGCCAGTCAGGACGAGGTGGAAGGCCTGAAAAACGAGGCCGCCCACCAGCTGGATGCAGCCCGTCAGAAGCGCGATGAGCTTATCCAGCAGGGAGAGAATGAGCTGGAAGCTGCCCGCGCCAAGGCCCGCGCACTGGCGCAGGAGGTCGAGAGCAAGGCTTACGCTCTGACGGATGAGCTGCGCCAGATCCAGAAAGACGAGCGGATGAGCACCCAGCAGAAGGCCCAGCGCGCCCGTGAGATCGCCAAGAAAGAGTCCGAAAAGCTCTTTATGGGGACTGAAGTGGTACACAATCCGGTCAAGGAGTTCGTTTCGCTGAAGGAAGTTAAGGTAGGGCAGGAGGTCTGCATCGCAGAGCTGAACCAGCTGGCTACCGTGCTCTCTCTGCCGGATAAAAACGGCGATGTTCTCGTACGGGCCGGCATCATCAAGACGAAAGTGCCGCTCAATGGCCTCAAGCAGCCGGAAAAGCTGGTCAAGGAGACGAAGCTTCAGACCAAGGCACAGCAGCGTTACTCCCGCCTGACCGGCGATGCTAACCGGCCCAATGGCAGGGTAGAGCGCGTGCAGCGCACGGCAAAGATGGAATGCAACCTGCTGGGTCTTACCGTAGACGAGGCGCTGCCGGAGGTGGATTCCTTCATCGACCGTGCGATTTTGAACGGCCAGACTGTGGTATATCTCATCCACGGCAATGGTACCGGCGCACTGCGCACTGCTATCCATAAGCATCTGCGGGGAAACCGAATGGTCAAGAGCTTCCGTCTGGGCCGTTACGGCGAGGGCGAGAGCGGCGTGACCGTCGTCGAGCTGAAGTAAGCCGATGGCAGGACGTTCAAATCCAAGACACGCACGCCGGAGAAAACAGTGCGGCCCGTCCACTGCGACGGTCATCGGCCTTTTGGTGTGCGTCGTCTGCTTCAGTGCAGCATTTTTCCTTTGGAAAGCAGCGCTGTTCGGCTCCGGGCAAAATGAGAGCGGGGAAGAACCTTTCCGGCCTGTGGTGGGCGACCCGCCCTACCGGGTCTGCATTGATGCCGGCCACGGCGGAAGCGACCCGGGCGCAAGGGGAGTCGTCGAAGAAAAAGAGATGACGGCCCAGACCTCCGAGGCTCTGCTTGCGCTGCTGGAGGCCGACCCTAATTACATCCCGCTGAGTTCCCGTGAAAGCTATGATGTCACCGCGAAGCCCAGTGAGCGGGCAGAGGCCATCAATGCCCAGAGCCCGCAGCTGCTGCTGTCCATCCACGGCAACTCCGCGCCGGAAGGCTCTACCGCTGCAGGCTTTGAGTGTTATCCGTCCGTTCCGGGCCGTACATGGCATCGGGAGAGCTATTACTTCGCGCAGCAGCTGGCACAGGGAATGCAGGCCGCAGGCGCAAAGCTCCGCGGCCACGGCGGCATCCGGTACATTTATTATCAGGGCGAGGTAAAGCAGCTTGTAGAGAGCACCCATACCGAAGTAAGGGACGAGCGAAGCTTTACCTTGTTGGAAGATGTAAACTGTCCGGCGGTTCTGGCAGAACAGTGCTTTGTGACCAGCGAAGAGGACGTTGCACAGTTTGGCAGCGAAGAAGGCTGTAAGACAGTGGCGCGCGTTTACTATGAAGCTGTCTGCGCGTACTTCGGAACACAGCCGCTGGATACGCCGCTGTAA